ACTATTTAAAAGTACCTCAAAATAGCGGTAATTTAGTGTTTCTAGAGCCTAAACCACAGGCAGAGGTGTTATCACCCCCAAAGATAAAAGAAGCCTCTATACACCTCGCGCATAGCGTAACTTGGGAACCTAAGGAAAATTCATTGATTTTTTTTCCATCATGGTTACAACATGAAGTACAAATAAATAATTCTAAAGAAGATAGAGTTATTTTAAGTTTTAACATTAACTGGAGAGAAAATGCCGATAGTTGAGAATGCTGAGCAAATAGGAACTGTTACTCTAGAAGACGGAAGAGTCATTCCTAAATACAAAGTAAAAACAGAAACTACTTTAACAAACACTGATACTGGTCAAGAGTATGAGTCTGAAGAAGCTATGCAAGCTGATATAGATGATCCAAACACTTCTACGACCGCTGAAAAGATCAGAAGAGATGTAAAAGTATTTGCACCGTCATTAAAGGATATGTTGGGCGAAGCAGCTGAATAATGGCAGCTATTGGGCTTAATATATCCCACAATCTATCACTCTGTATAAAGCAAAAAGATAAGATACAATATTGGGAGGAAGATCGTTTTAACAAGATTAAGAATTACGGGTTGAAAGATGCCCTAGAAATTCTTTTGTTAGAAAGTAAAATTAAAGATTTACCCAAAGATATACCTATTTGTTTTACAACAATACAAAGTTTTGAAGATGGCATAGATAAATTTTGTTATCTTTTTGCTGAAAGACACAACATACCCATGGATAAATGGTTTAGAACAAATGGTGTGCATCATGATCATCATGCGTATTGTGGATTTTATAACTCAAATTTCGATGACGCTCTTGTGCTAGTCATGGATGGTGGCGGTGCACAACAATTAGATGAACGTATAGATGATAACCCTTTAGAAAATATTTACTGGCAAAAGCCTTGGTTGTATGTTGAGTCTGATAGTATTTATTACATTGACAAATACAAGTTAACTAAACTTTATAAGAGATACAGCACATACTATAATATTTTTAGAAGAAAAAGTATAAGAGATATCATTAATACATTGTACACGGATAATGATTTATTTAATTATACAAGAGTAAAAGATGGTGTTGAAGAATTATACACTTCACTGCCAGGTCCAGGGATGGTGTTTATAGGATTGTGTGCACAAATTACAGGTGAGAAAGAGGGTTTTGATGCTGGAAAAATGATGGGTTTATCATCATACGGTAAAGTTGGTGGCGATAGCGATGAAGATTTATGTAAAGAAGCACAAATAGCAACAGAAAAATACACAATGCGAATGATAGAAAAAGCTTTAGATATGTCTACTTGTAGAAATTTAGTGCTAACCGGAGGTTACGCGATGAATTGTGTTAACAATTATAAGTACGCGCAACATTTTAAAGGAGTAAATTTTTTTGTTGACCCAGTGCCCCACGACGGCGGGACTGCAATAGGTGCAGCAGTTTGGTTAGATGATTATTTTCAGAAAAGTTTTTCTGATGAAAAATTTAAAGGTAGAATTATAGATGAAACAAATAACCAATAAAGAAGAGGCAATAGATTTAATTTTAGAACAAAAAATAGTTGCAATCTTTCAAGGACACTCTGAATGGGGGCCAAGAGCTTTAGGTAATAGATCTTTATTGTTTGATCCAAGAAATAAAGATGGCAAGGACATAGTTAACAAAGTAAAAAACAGAGAGTGGTATAGACCTTTTGCAGGATCATGTTTATTAGAGCATGCAACAGATTGGTTTGAAATGGGAGTAATTAAGGAGTCACCACACATGACCTATGCAATACCAGTTAAAGAAGATAAAAAGTCTCTCATACCCTGTATTACACACGTTGACGGCACTTGTAGGATACAAACTGTAACAAAAGAACAAAACAAAAATTTTTATGAATTAATTGAAGAATTTTACAAAAGAACTGATGTGCCTATTTTATTTAATACGTCCTTCAATCTGGCTGGTGAACCACTAGTAGAAACACTAGATGATGCACGCAGCACGATAGAAAGATCAGATTTAGAATATATTTATTTACCTGATTTACAATCACAGTCATCAGGACAATGATTTGTCGCATCTTTCTTGTGACGCTCAAAATCCCTTTCAATAGCTAGTAATCGTTCATGGTATCTGCTCACCTTGTCAGCAAGGACAGCAATGGCTTTTAAATAGTCTTGTTCGCTCATAATATCTCCTGTGATTGTTAATTTTGGTGAGAACCTAATGTAAGCATATTTTTGTTGTTCGCAACAGTATTTTTTAAAATTGTTTTGTTGACAAACATTTTATGGTATAAATAACGTAGAAAGCATGAGACTCAAAAGACTATCAGAACATATCATATATTGTGATAATTTTTTACCACAGCACAAATATGATGAGATTTATATGGACATATTAGAAAACAGAAAAAAATTTCAAATTGAAGTTTGGAACGACCCTCATAATGAAAACCCTCACCAACAATTTCTAAATCAAAACTGCGGAGGATTTGGTTTTTGGTATGGTAGAGAGGAAATAAAAGAAATGAAAATAACACCAATATTATCTTTGAAAGATTGGTTTTTTCATCAAGGTATATTTAGTTTTGCTATGCAAGAAAATATGAAAATGTTTGATCTCATGACTAGATCTATATCTTATAGCATACACAATATTTGTTATAACAATGGTGGGTATTACAATTGGCATAAAGATAGCACAGACGGAACGATATTCACATTTAATTTAGTTCTTAATAAAGGTGATACCCTATCAGGTGGCGATATGTTATTTATGGATAATGGTCAAATAATAGAATTAGAAAATAGAGATAATTGCATGGTTGTATTTCCGTCCTGGGTAGATCACAGTATATCTCCTATAAAATCAAAAGATAATAAAGACGTTCCATTTTTAGAGCAAAGATTTAGTATTCAATATTGGGTGAGGTTAAATGAGCAAAAGTAAAATAATACAGGGTAAATTTGTAAATAAATACAAAGTGCCTTTAGATCAAATAGATGATTTTAATATTAAATATGACAACTTAAAAAAATCATTACCAAGTCACGGGCCTAATTTAGCTGGAGCTATAAAAACAGAATTAGGTATTACAAATTTTTTTCAGACTATGGATTTGTATGATACCCTTGTAACTAACATACAAGATTTTATAAAAGATTGGTATGCTACAAATTTTTTTAAACAGCCAGATGCATCACAACCTGGTGATGTACCCAATCATCACATAGATATACTTAGTGTATGGGTTAATGACATGAAATCAAATGAATATAATCCGATACACCATCATAATGAAAGGGTTGGATTTTCAACTGTTTTATTTTTAAAATTACCTGGAGAACTTATTGATGACTATGAACACAAACATAAGAATAAAGATGGTAGATTGTATTTTTATCACGACAACACTAATACAGAGGTAATTCCTCAAGTGGGTGATTTTTATGTTTTTAGGGCAGATCACGCTCACGGTGTGTATCCGTTTAGAGCTAAAGATCCTGAAGCTATAAGACGATCTATGTCTTTTAACTTTACATGTCAGATATTTGAAAATGCTAAATAAAAAAATTATTTTTTGTGCCACTGATAGTAGGATGGTTGATGTGTGGCCACACCCTCAACCTGCAACAAGATTTATACCAGATGAGTATAAAAAACTTCCAAGGTTTGCTAATAACAATTTGCACACATCTACTTTAAAAACATGTATGCCTTTTTTAGACTCACTTACAGCAGGATATATAATACCATTTGATCAAGATTATTTAGTAGATCCTGTAGAAAATGATTTTGTAGTAACACCTGCTAATAAAGAACCAGATGATTTTGGTGTTCATCATAATAGACAATTACCAAAAGATTGGAAAGAAACTGCAGGAGAAAACGCTGGTAAGTTTATAAACAAATGGCTTATTAAAACACCGCCAGGTTATAGCAGTTTATTTATAAAACCTATGAATAGAATTGAGTCTAGGTTTGATATCATAGCAGGTATAGTTGATACAGACGTTTATGTTAATACGATACATTTTCCATTTATACTTACCAAAAGAGATGAGCAGTTTATTATAAAAAAAGGTGATCCTATGGTGCAGGTTATACCTTTTAAACGTGATTCTTGGAAAAGCTGGAGTGGCTTTTATGTAGAAAAATTACATAATAAAACTTTAAATTTACTACAATCTAAATGGATGGATAGGTACAAAAGTTTATTTTGGAACAAAAAAAGTTTCAAATGATTTTATATGCAAACGTAGATGATCAAGCATTAATAATTAATGAGGTTTTGCCTGAAGAATTATTTAAAAAAGTTTCTAATTTTAATTATAAAAGTATAGAAAACAGAACAAGAGATTTAAGTCATAAAGATTGGCAAAAATCATTACACGAAGATGATTATGGTAATAGCACTATGGCACAAGTCGATACTGTAAATTTAGCAAAATATGAAAATAAAGAATATGATTTTGTAGATCCTATTTTTAAAAAAGTTTTAGATATAGTAATGAATTGTCCATGGTTGCCATCAAAACAAAAATCAGAATATGTATTGTCTTATTATGAGTATGACAAATATGCTGGTATAAATTGGCATGAAGACGGTATTTGGTCTCTAAATTATTCTCTGTATATTCATGAAGAATGGAATAGAGATTGGGGAGGAGAAACATTAATTGATACAGGCAGGGGTTTACCTTTATGCGCAAGCCCAGTATCTAATTCTATGGTTACAATAAAAAATAAAGTGCCTCACAAAGTATGTGCAGTTACTGGCCCGAATAAAAGAAAAGTTTTACAGTTTAGAGGTGTGTTTTACGAATAGTTAGGATCGTAATCTCGCCAATCTTTGCCTTCAGTATTAGTAGTACCGTTAGCTTCATCCTCATTAACAGCGGCTATATAATCATTTAAAGCCTCTTCAATTTGTAATTGTCTGGTCTCGCCCCAAACTAAAAGATCTGCAATAGTAGTATTACCCACAGCGTCGCTTGTTGCGTTTAAATCAGTATTACCTGTCATCATACCTGTAGAAGGATTTTTAGTTTGTATTTCATTTTGTCCTGGTAAACTATTCCAAATAACAAAATGTATCGTATCAGGTAACCAATTGTCGTCCCAATTCTTACCTTTATCCGCCCACTCAATATGAAAATTATCATCAACTTTTATTGATGATTTATTAGCAATTACAATTTGAGTAGCCATAGATATCTCCTAATGTTTAATAATATAGTTAACCACCACAAAAGGTGAAAATGAGTTTGTTCCTGAAGCTGTAACAGAGCCTGTTAGTGACGTAGTAATGTTACCTGTTAAAGTTCCTGATAAAGTGTGTGAGTGATTATGACCTGTACCAGATCCAGCACTACACATTGTTACTCTAGCAGGGAATAAACATGCTGGCTGGTTAAAACCACCATTTTGTCTACCTGGTGTACCACCGCCACAGAAACCTACTGAGTTAGAGAATGATCCAGTACCATCAATTTGTTGTGCATTAATTCTACAAATGTTGTGACTGTGAGATCCAATTTGAGCCTCTGTTAAAGATGTAGTATCGATCGAACCAGTTATAGATACAGTTTGGTTTGTAGCATTAGTTGCTGCCTGGTTGTTAGTTACTGATACAGTGACTGTGTTAGCGCCTCCTGTGCCAGCTAAACTGTTAGTTCCATCTTTACCTTGTGGAAACTTACCTGCAAGATCTGGAACATTGAATGTAGTTGATCCATTTCCTACACCATAAGTAGTACCAATTACAGCAAACAAATCAGCAAAGTCAGTTCTTGAAATAGCTGCACCATCACACAAAACATATCCGTCTGGTGCTGTTGCTTTAGGCCAAGGTTTAATTGTTCCTACTTCACTTCTATTTGTTATATCTTGTAAGTTAGCCATGATTAATCGTTATACTTTAGTCTCCAACCGTTGTCACTATCATAGTACACAAGTGCTAATCCAGCGCCATCAGTAGAAACTGTTAGGTCTGCTGCAGTTCCCTGAATCTTTTCACTGTTTCGACCTATTGTTAAATTTGCGGTACCGAATGTACCATGGGAATCTATAAATTTTACTTGATCACCTTGAGCAGGGCTCGAAGGTAAGTTAACTGTTACTGCTCCACCTGAAGTATCAACAAAAATGTTTTCTCCAGCTGATGATGTATATGGAGAGTCTCCGTTATCTTTATCAATCCATGCTTCACCTAGTCCTGCTAGTGTAAATATATCATACCAGTTAGTTCCATCTGAAGAAACTAATCTGTATTTACCGTTTTTAATTGTAACTGTATTTCCAGTTGCGCCTAGTCTTGCAGTAACGTCTGCACCACCAGCAATGTTATTATATAAACCGTATGTTTTCTGTACAGCAGGAAACTGCACGATATGAGTTGTAGAAATTGTTCCTGAAAAAATTATTTGGTTTTGTCTAGCTTCATTGTTTGCTTGAGATTGTGGGCCATCACCAGTAGTTAAAGTTGTAGGACCTGAGCCTGTTAACGTCTTTGCGTAAACACCGGCAATAGCAAATTCAAAAACCTGTGAGAAGTTATTATTTGTTATTGTACCCCAAGTTCCAGAATTTTCTCCTGTTGCCTGAAGTTCTATTTTCAAACTTGTCGAATAAGTTGATGCCATTTAATCTCCTAATTTAAAATTTAATGATTATTTCAAAGTTTGTCAAAACTTTTTTTATGCAGCTTTATGGACCTCAGTCCAACTTATTCCGCTGTTTGAGTCATCTACTTGGCTCCAGAAGGTCCCTTGTAAATTACCTGTACTACTAGTAACAGAATTGCCAGTGATTGTAAAGGCCACACTTGTAGAAATACTTGGTGCTCCGCTTGTAATAGACATTGACACACTAGGAGCTTCATAACTAGTTTCCTGACCAGCATCCCCAAGATTAGCAGTCAATCCTGCAGCAGTAACTGATACAATCGCACCACCAGTTGCAATAACATCTCCTTCACTAGCGCTCATTTGATTACCTGTAACATCTACAGGTGCTGATCCTGATGCCTCTTCATCTCCTAAAGATACAGTTGTGCCATTACCCGTAAGAGTTACATTAGCGTCTCCAGTTAATGTTAAAGATCCTAAAGAAGGTGTTATGGTTTGAGGAGCTACATCAATTGTAATTGGTAATGTTCCAGCTCTAGATACCAGACCCTCCTCAGTAACAACTATTGTTGTGTTGTTATCACCAGAAATAGAGAACGTGCCTATACTTGATGTTGCAGATACACCTGTTACAAAAACAGAAGTGCCTGGAGTTGTTACTGCAGATGTTAATTCAACACCTGTAATTGTTGGTGCTACATCACCTTGGAAACTCATGTCTCCTGGTGATGATGTCATTGAAACTCCAGTTACAGAATATTCTGTTTCTAAAGTTCCATATAAATTATCACTCCATCCAATTAGCTGCCCTGTGACTTGATTTGCACCACGGTTCCAACCTGATTGAGGAACTCCAGTAGCTTCTTCATCACCTAATGAGGATGTTAATGCAATACCTGTTGCTGTTACGTTTGAATCTCCAGTCGCTACTTCAGTTCCTAAACTTGAAGTTAAAGGATTTCCAGTAGCCGTTACCTCTGCAATACCTGTTGCTATAGCAGTTCCGGTCGTAGAGGTTAAACCTGCAGCTGTTGCGGTTACGTCAGCATTACCCGATGGTACTTCTTCACCTAACGATGAAGTTAATCCAACACCAGATAAACCATTTGCAGTGCTTAAAATAAAATCACCATTGCCCCAAGAGGATGTGCTCCATCCAAGTGGCACAGTAGTTCCTACACCTCTATTCCATCCTGTTAGTAATTGATTGTCTACAATAGTAGGATTAGGCATTGTCCCTGCAGTAGATGTGAGGGCGTTGCCAGTTGCAGCATACACAGAAGCCTGTGATGCTTCACCAATATTAGACGTAATTGAAAGTCCTGTGACCCCAAATACGTTTGTGGTAACTAGGGAAACAGTACCAACAGAAGATGAGAGGCCATTACCTGTAGCGTTAACGGGTGCAAAGGTATCCCAAGCACCCGAATTCCAGGTTTGTCGGCCCCATCCTTGAAGAGAGGCCATGAATTATCTCCTATGCTATTCTAATGATTGCAGCAGTTGATTCAGCAGCAGGGAACGTAATTGTAAACGTACCAGCCGTTGAAGTTTTTACAGCTCCGAAATCAAGAACACATACTGATGCGTTTGTTGTCAAACCAGATACAGTTGAGCTGTTATAAATAACAGCAGCTTGTGCAGAAATAGTTGCACTTGTAAATGATATATCATTAAAATCGCATACAGCAGAATCACCTGATAAA